TACCCCTCTCCAATCTGTCCAACCTACTGAGAACCTCGTTAGGACCGAATAGAGAAAATCTTTGGTATTGAAATCTCTATCCGAGTCGGTCTGAAGTTCTTCTCGGTTGTAGAAGACCAAACCGTGCTGAGCTTTGTCAGTAAGCAAAAACCAAGCATCTGGGTCGGAAAGTCTATTCCATACGATGATTTGAAGTCCCTGAGTTGCTAACCAGTTATCTGCACGGTTTGCGGTATCAGGTCTTCCAGCTGACTTAATTAACTCCCAAGCTGTCCTTTCCAGTTGTGGAGGAACTAATAAATATCTGGGTTGAATATCTAAGAGTTCTCCTCTATCACCAACAGTCAGCCTCATCGTATAGAGAGCTTCCTCCAAGGAACTTACTGACAAATCTGCAGCTGTAGTGAGCTCATTCTGATATGTGCCACCTCCAGCTAACGGGTGACTTGTATCAAAAAGAGGCTCACCATCTCCACCGCTCATCATTGCAGTTCCTGTAGCGGTAAACCCATTATTGAACACATCAGCACACATTTGGTCTTTAAACCTGACGACCGAATCTGCAAGTGCTTCAGGAAGTCTGCGAATTACCGAATATAAATCATCATCTTGCCAATCTGTTACTTTATGACCTGTTAACTACAGGCGGATAGGTATTTCTACCTATCTCTGCAAGTTTCCTTGCAGTTCAGAGCACATCTTCTTTTATAGCCAATTTTTTACCATATTGGCTATAAAAGTCAGGCGTATGCTCGTTGAGATTATTATTAGATTTAGGTTTACCAAATTTATTAAGAGATTGGATTTTATCTCTTAAACTTTTCTCATACTCTCCATAAGGTGTTTTTAACGGAACAGATTTACGATAATTTATAAACTCTCTAATTATCTTCGCCTGTTCCGTTTTAATTACCAAATGCTCTTGAATTAAATTTAAGAGATTTTCCATTCTCTTCAATCCTGCAATTCGCACAGAGTAACAGAGTTTTCGGTTTCCCGTAGCTCGTTTTTCCATTTTGTAACAGCCAATATTGAATTCCTTACAAATTTTCATAAATTTTTCTATAAACGGCAATTCAGTATTGGCTATCATACAATAAGGAACAACATACCAATAAACATAGCCTCGTTTTAGCTTTCTGTGAACTACAAGGGTAAGTGTTCCTTCTCCTTCTATTGCACCAATCAACCACCCTAAATCTAATAATCTTATCTGCTGGTCATCCATATATCCTCCTTATTTTTACCTAAGAAGTAAAGAAGGCTCTTAGGATTTCCCAGCATATAGCCTGATTAGGAGACGTCTTCCATCTCCTTCGTAATCCGTGCACCCAAAGCATAGCATAAATGATTAAAGGTTGTATCGAACCCTTGGAACGGGTCATCGTAAGCTATGCTTGTGCCTTCTTCCTTAAGCACTAAGCTTCCGAAACCAGAGAATCCAGTCGTTTTCTCATACTTCCTGTTGGAAGAACGAACATCAAAAATCTGAGCGTAAACAGGCTGAATTTCTCTGTATTTTCGGAATAGGACTTCATCAAGTCCTACGTGCAGAAGGTCATCAGCCGCAGCTCTAAGCAGAGCCATAGTCCACCTCCTTGCACGTTAATTAAGTTTTTCAAAGAACACACCCTCTCTTTTCCGCTGAGTGACTGCGGTATTACACTCATTTATTATGATGTTCCACCAGTTAATTGTGCATATGCGTCAAGGACCTCTACCACTAACCTTCCGTTAGTGTCTCCCACATTATCTTCAGGAGCAAGGTCCACAACAATAAATCTCTTATTGGTGGTATCACCTTTATCTACATAGCAAATATTACTTGCTACATAGAGACCATACTGCTTACCTACATCAGAATAAGCAGTAGTAGTGGCAGTTCCTGCATTAGTTACGTGTAAAGTAAATTGCTGTCCTTGCTTTGCTACAGTTATAGCAATAGCAGTATTTGCAGTTCCTGAAGCGTCCTGCATAGCCATTCCCGCTATTCCTGCAGCATCAGAAGAGCAAGCAGTCAATTTCCCTTGAGCATCCAGATACACAAATTGACCCTTCTTAAAAGATTGACCACTTGCTTCTGGGAAATATCTGATTTCACCAGGAATAGTAGGATATCCTGCTCTAACGGTTACCGTAGCCATTTCATTCCTCCTTTATCGTTTCTTCAACTTCAGCACCGCCCATACGACCTCTCCTGCGAATCCCTCGTTGCATAGCCTCCTGCTGTCTCTTTCTTAATTCTGCTTCACGCTCTTTGTGTTCAGCGTGATGAGAATATTCTTCAACTGCAAGGATAAGGTCTCCTGTGCGGTAAGTTCCGTCTTCACGGGGAGTTAATCCCGCTTGACGCACAATTTCGGAATCCGCAATCTTATAACCTTTTGCTTCCATTAATGCTATATTCTCAGGCGTATTGCGGATAAACCGATAAACTAATGTTGGATTCTTTTTAGGAATCTTTAATGGTGAAGGTCGGGTATAATCCCTAACAACTTGAATTAATTGAGATTTTCTTAATTTTTCTGCCATTTTTACCTCCTTTTGCTTCAGCTCTAATTATTAGAGCTTTGCTTTATATCTACCTGATGTTGGTTCCTGTTTATATTCTCCTTCTTTTTTCAAAAATCTATTTAAACGCTCAGCCATATCTTTCTCTGAAATTCCCAATTTCTGAGCTAATATTTTTCCTTGAATATCTAACTCTGTCATTTCATTAGAGGGTGGAGCTCCACCTGCAGGCTCTACGCTTGTAGAAGCAACTGCTTGACGCTGTTGTTCAAATGTTTTCTGTTTGGAATATCCCATATCTTCTGCTATACGAGCACAAGCATAAAGCAATCCTTCAGGGTCATTGTAAAGATGCGGTCTCTCATACATAAACATCGCTACTCTTTTGTAGAAATCAGAGTTTGGATTTTTTAAATCAGGGTATTTATTTAAAGCCTCTTGTTTAAATTTTTCCTGATAAAAAATCCTTAATGCTTCCTGAGAAACAACCTGAGGAATTTCTTTCTTTAAAGCTTCTTTTTCCTTCTGCAGTATTCGTTTTACCGCTTCAGCAGGTTTTTGTAAAAACAAAGAATCTAAATCTTCCTCCATTTCTGGCTCATTAGGAGCAGAAGTTGTTGGTGGTGGTGTCATCATCTTTGTTCCTAATTGAGCAAGCAATTCCATATTTTGTTGTCTCTGCTGTTCTAATAATTGCTCCAATTCTTGTCGTTTTCTTTTTTCTTCTTCTATTTCATTCTTTAGTTTTTGCAGTTCTTCTGGTGTAAGACCTAACTGAGTTTGTTGTGTTTGTTGTTCAGTCCTGACTTCTTCAGCCATTTTTACCTCCTTTTTACTTCTGGGTGAGGCGAGCTCCCATTACGCCTCTGTTTCGGTTTTAATTTTCATAATCCCATCTTCAGCCAAATTCTTTGGCTCTTTAAACAATCTATATATAAACAGAGCACAATCGTAGTAGCCTTTTACATAATCAAAAGTATCTTTTGTAGCTTGATGAACTTTTTTATCCGCATACTCTAAGTGCTCTGCTAATCTTTGAATAATAAGCTTCCAAGCGGGGTCAGAAATAACAGATTTTAATTCGTTAAATAATTTTTCGTTTATCATTCAGCTCCTTCTGTTGGCATTTCTGGACCTATAGGCAATCCTGCTTCAGGAGATATTTCTTCAGCAACTTTTTCAGGAGTTTCAGGATAAAGTCCAGGTGTCACCATTTCTTCTGGACGCTGTGGAGCAACTCCACTTGCAATTTTCGCCATCTGTTGTTGTAATAAAGCAACAAACTCTTGTAGTTTTGCTTCTGTCATCGCATCTATTATTTGCTCAGGTGGTAAAAATCTTTTGATGTTGCGTTTACCAAAAACATTAAAGAGTTCTTTTAAAAGCTCATATTGACCTTTAGGATATTCTGCTAAGAGCGGATGTTTAGAAGCGATTGCATAAAGTCCCATTGTATCTTCTCTTTCTATTGCTTTATTTCCTGTAGTGAGAGTTCCTAAAATTACAAAATCATAATCTTCTAAATTATCAAAAGCACTGAAAGCCTGCTTAAACTGAACAGATTGTCCAAGCTCATCCATAATGCGAATACTCCTTCCTAAAGG